TGCATTGATCGTTGAACGTGCTGAACCACTAGCGTCAGGGTAAACTAATATTCTGTTTGAAGGATAGCGTCTGAGTAACTCCTGTGCCAATGCATCTGTATCTTTTTGTTTTGATATTTCATCAATGATCACCAACTTATCACTATCTCTTACACCAATGACACAGTTGCAGTTCATTACGTTGAAATCTATACCGCAAAGTAAAGTCTCCATCTTAATATCAAACGGTATTTTGCTGATGACATGATGCTCTCTGGAGAACCTGTCATAAACCTGTCCGCTTGTAAGGTTGACCCATTGTCCAAGAAGATAAGCCTTTATTAATTGCGGTGGATAATTTTCCTCAAGAGATTCAATGAAGTTATCGGGTAGATATGGATTATCTTTTGTCTTTGCCTGGATCAATCCAGTGTCGGACTTTTTATTTTTTTCAAAGGTTTCAAATGCCCAGCCATGGCCTTCAGGAGTTGTTGTTGCATAGAACTGTTGAACATTACCCGATCTTAATCTTGCTAGTGCCATATTCATTGCACTTTCTGCCTCTCGTTTTGGGATAGTGTCTGCCTCATCAAATCCCACTGCGCAGAGGTTTTGTCCTCGTAAACGTTGATATGTAAGCATTGTTCTAAGCAAAATTGTATGAGTTCCCTCTGCAAATTCCAAATTGTATTCAGGCAATGGTGAAGCTCTAAATGTGTAAGGTATTTGCCATTGATCCAATAGTTCATTCATTGTTCTTTGCAGAATATCTCTGAGCATAGGCGCAGTCGGTTCAAAGATGGCCGACACATGACCAACATTAAGTGCTGCCAATATGCAAGATTTTGAAATTAAGGCATGAGTTTTGCCAGCACCGAAGCCGCAGACAAGTGCTAGTTTCCTATGATCGAGGTCATCACAAAACTTTGATTGATGCGGAAGTAAATCCTGATTGATGCGCTCTATTACTTCATCTGCTGTTGGTAAATCATAAGCACCGATTTGATATAAAACTTTTCCAGGTTTTACTGTATCTAAAATGCTCACGAAATAATCTGTGCAAGCCTAGCTGCTGTATTGATTGCACCAAGAGCAATATGTAAATGACCTTTTTCTCTTGCTTCCATCTGTAGCGTTGCAGCTTGCGATAAAAGACTCGCCACCATTTCAGGTCTTTCCATATCCCAATCTGCTTTCATTTCGGCTCTAGCAATCTCTAAATATTTATCTGCTGTTTTAGAACTGACCCCCCAATTTTTAGAAGCATATGTAACGCAATCGGATCTACGGCCACCTCTAGCGATGATCTCGCCAAGTTTACGTGACCTAATTAGTGTTTCTATTTTTGTGCCTTTTTTAGCCATTACATAGATGTTACACGGAAAAGCGAAAATATGAATATTTGTGTAATTTGAGACTCATTTGAGACTGCAAGGTGTTCCCACGTTCCCAAGTGTTCCCAGAAATGCTACAAACTTACCTAACCCTATATTTCCCTATATATTACCTATTATTATATTTATATATAAAACATAGAGAACATAGAGAACATATATATATAAGATAGTGATATCAAGGATTTTAGCCGTTCCCAGTAGTGAGAACAGGGGTGAGAACAGGTGAGAACCACACCCATTTTGGTGTTCCCGCTACTCGTTTTCTTTTACGTTCATAATGTAAGGATTTGAGAATAGATGAGACAGTCATTGTGTCAGATTTCGTCTGTCTTTCGATTGGTTTTTCTATAGCTTCAGCTAATAAAAGTTCTATTGTTATATCCTTCATTGCATTAGCTGGATCATTTAAGTAGTTTGTGATTACAGAAAGCCAAGGCGAATCAACCATGTAACCGAGATTTTCTTTTTCAATTTGGTTTTCCTGTTCATAGGACAGAAAATGTGATTCATTATTTTTGAATAGATGTATTGCAGCCGACCACAGGGCATCGCGTTCAAGCTGTAGGGAATCAAGATCAATTGATTTCGTGGTGCATGGAATTATATGAAAACGTCTGTTTCCTGTGTCATCAATAAGTAAACCTGAATCACGGTTGGAACTTCCAACAATTATTCCTCTTCTTGGCCATTCTTCAACTGCTTTACCATAAGGAACTCTGAGAAGATCGGTTGACCTTGATAAAAATGCTTTTACAACCCCTGCGTGTTTGCGACTTGTTACACCATCAATTTCGCTCCACTCCATACCCCATGAACGATGTAGGACAAGAAGATCATCCTTTGAAGAAATGTCACCGAGGGCATCTGAAAAGAAAGGGCCAAACAATGTTTGCCAAAATGATGATTTTTTTATACCTTGTGAACCTTGAAGAACAGTTGCCGAATCATGCTTACAACCTGGTATATAAACCCTCCTTACTGCGTTTATTAAAGTTAATTTGAGCATCACATCATATATGGTTGGCTCTTTAAGTTTTTGATCCTGTGGTCTTAAATATGTTGAGGCTAATCTTTCAATACCATAAAGCTCTGGTTCTATTTCGTTGCAGCAGTGATCAAGATAAAGTTTTACAGGATCATATTCATTTTCATGGGCAACTTTAAGAAGGCAATCAATTGCCATTTCTTTCGGTACTTTATAACCAAGCTCTGCAAGTGTCAGGTAAAAAAGTTCAATATTTTTAATTACTTTGCCATCCATTTCTATTGAATGAGAAAAGGTATTAAATCGAATTTCCTGTTTTAAGTTACGCAGAAAGTTTATAAGTTCCTGTGATGTAAGCTGTTCTAATTTACGAGGAACAGGAGTTGGCTCTTCTGCTGGTTTTATTGAAGTAGGAAAAGATCGTGGTGGTGGAGTCCAACCATCTTCTGAAGCAAACTTTTGGAGAGTACCAAGAGAAACCCCAGATGACTTAAATGATGACCATTTCTTTTCACATTCACCTGATTGATATTTACTGTTCTTCTGTGAAAGCTGTTCCCAATCATGGAGAAGAGAATTATCACCGACTGAATGTGCAGCCATGCCAATTTTGAGCCAAGCATCGTAATCATCTAACCGATTTGGATTTATTGATTGTAAAAGTGAACGTGCTTTATCTGTATCTGAATTGAGAGTTTGTATCTGTGGAGTTTTTTTCTTTTTCGGCTCCATCATCTTTTCAATTATGGCGAAGGGAGCTTCTGCAATTTCTAAATCTTTTGGCGAGCGATTTTCCATCCATCTATAGCCGTCAGTCTTTGGATGTTTACCAGATACTATTGATTGTGTACCATTCCAACGCAGTTCGATCTGCTCTACAGAACCATCTTCATCCTTCACACCTGTTTGAAATTTGCGTGTTTTAATTTTTGGCCAATATTTTTCTGGGACTTGATAGATTATCTGAAATCTACCGACCCGACCTGATGTGACCATCCATGAGGGAGGAAGTGATGAAAGAGAAAAACCCCATTCACCTAATATTTTTGCGGCTGATGGCCCGTCATGGTCGAGGAAAAGTAAACCACCAGAAGGAGTTCCACAACATACACCTATACCTGTGGACTTCTTGGAAGATATTTCCTTGAACAGTTGAGAGCGTGTGAGTGGATTATTCTGCCAATCATTTTGGTAAGGTCTTTTATTTTGAACGGCGACAAAACCCCAGTGCTTGGGAAGGCCAAGCAGTTCTTCTTTTATATCCATTGTTATGCAGCCTGCTCCATTCTTTCGGAAACTATAAGTCTGAGTAAACAAGATCTTGATTCAGACCCCTTGTTGTCATCAAGCCATTTTATCTGACCCTGCGAGAGTTGAATATTAATTGTTTTTAATGTTTGCTCTTGTTCCATATCTAGGGTTGTTTATGTGTAACTATAGGGTAAGATACCACCATATACAGTATGGTCAATGGTTAAATTAAGAGAATATCAAAAAGCAGCAAGCAGAAAGTTGACCAAACTTTGTCAGATCAAAAAATGTGCATATCTAAGTGGTGAATGTAGAACAGGCAAGACAATGGTGGCGTTGTCTGTTGTCAGGAATATGGCACTTGAAAAGGTGTTGGTAATTACTAAGAAAAAAGCAATCCCCAGTATAAAAAGTGATGTTGAGAAGATGAATCTTGAAAAGGTAGTATCTATAACTAACTTTGAACAGTTAAAAAATTTTAAGGGAACAAGCTGGAATATGATTATCGTTGATGAGGCTCACAGTGTTGGAGCATTTCCAAAACCATCTCAACGATATCAGAATATCTTGCAGCTTAGATACAACAGCATCATTTTGATGAGTGGAACACCAAGCCCTGAGAGCTTCAGCCAGCTTTATCATCAATGGTCATTGACACCTTTTCTGTGGAGCAAATATCAGAATTTTTACAGATGGGCTAGTGACTATGTTGATGTGAAGGAGAAGAGAGTTGGTACTGGTATTGTTATCAAAGATTATTCAGACGCCAAACAAAGCAGAATATTAAAGGACATTGAACCTTATACGGTACAGATGACCCAAAAGGAAGCAGGCTTTACTCAGGAAGTGGAAGAAGAAGTACATATGGTGAAGATGTCTAGAAGGACTTATAGGTTGGCGTTGAGAATAATAAAAGATGGTGTTATTGGTAGGCCAACAGGAAGATCTGTTGTTGCAGATACTGGTGCAAAGGTGATGAGCAAGTTACGTCAGATTTATAATGGCCATGTGATTACCGAGAATTATGGAGCGGTAATATTTGATAAAAGTAAGATTGAATATATAAGGGATAACTTCAGTGGAAGGATTGCCATTTTATATTGCTTTATTGCAGAGGGCAAAATGCTCAGAGAAAGTTTTGGTGCTAGAGCAACAGATGATCCAGATATATTTAACGCTGTTAGCGATTCTGTTTTTATCGGTCAGGTTAAGAGTTGTCGTGAGGGTGTCAATTTAAGCAGTGCCGATCACTTGATTTTTTTGGGAATAGATTATTCTGCATTAAGTTATTTACAGGGCAGAGAAAGAGCAAGTTTTCTTGGCAGGGAAAGGAAGAATAAAATACATTATATTTTTGCAGAAAAGGGAATTGAGCCAAAAGTTTATCAGGTAGTACAATCAAAGGAAAGCTATACGATCAATCATTATAGAAATGACAGAGGCTCAATATCAGAAGAAGCTGATCGACAGGCACGAAAAAGAAGGGTGGACAGTGATAAAACTAATAATGTGCAACAAGGCTGGCTTGCCGGATTTGATCTGTATGAAACCAGATGAGGTCAAGTTTATTGAAGTCAAAGGGCCGAAGGGCAGACTTAGTGAAATCCAGAAATACAGGATTGAGGAATTGAAAGAAAAAGGATTTGATGTAAAAGTTATGAAACCTTGTTGACAGTTGTTGATTCTTGTGTTTATAATGGAGGTATAGCAACCCCACTAATCAAATGAAAAACATTGCTTTTACTAAAGAACAAAGAGAAGAAATTATTGATATGGCTCTTGGTTGGTTTGAAGATTGGAAACTAAATGAACCAACTGTTTACACAGAAACAGTAGAGGAAAGAAAAAATAAAATGCTTCCTCTAAACAACAGTGAGCTAATTAAACACTTACAAGAGTGGTATGCACCAGATATTTGGGATCATATTAATAAATCCCTTTTTTAAACCAATAGGAGGCTAGGTAAATGACTACAAAACTCACAGGACTTGAAATTGAGATCATTTTAGACAGACCAGAAGAATGTATTGTCGAATGTTCTTGTGAATTTTATACAGATGAAATGATTGCTAAATATGGTGATCGCAACATTACAAATGAGATCATTAAAGAATATTCAACAGAAAAAGATGGTCGAACTGTTGAGCGTTTAGTATATCCAGAACAAAAAGTTTGGGATAGCTGCGACAAAATCCGTTGGAGTCTTGAAGATCATAAGACACTACCAGAAGAATTAGATGAAATTGACAAAATGGTTTTAGATGATTGTTTGTCTGGTAGCACAATGGATAGATGTGACGAAGTAAGTCCTCAATATGGTGGTAAGGTTGCAGCTACAGCTAGACGATTGATTGAAAAACTAGAAAAACTAGGTGTCAAGTTTAGTTGGCCAGAAAGATGGTGGTCATAAAAGTTGACAAGTGTTGACCATTAGTTATTATTAGAAAGCCCCTGAAACCCAACCCCATGAAACATCTATTTCTCTATCTCTGCATTTTTGGCATAGGATATATCTCGCTTACTGACTCATTAACACGTTCTACCCAAATAGACTGCCACACTTTTAATGTACAAGCTGCGTGTGAGGAGCTTGCCAGAAAATGATGAGTGAATATGATCTTGGTTTACGCTTCCATAAAAAACCGAGGAAGAAGCGACCAACCCCTGAACGCTCCGACCTCGGCAACCCAATCTTAACTATGACTGAGAAAGAAATCTTTAATACATTCGCATCTGTTATTGATTCGCCTGACGCATCACCATTTCTTAAGAGACTTGCACAAGCAGGTCTTGTTGCAATGCCACAGGATAAGGCACTGATTTTAAAAACATGGCCTCGGATAATGATGCAATATGGTCCACACACAAGGAGATATTCAGACTCATGACAAGTTTTTATGACGAATTTCTTTGCTGTCCTTTTTGTAATTGTGAATATCTTCATCAACAGGCTTATCGAATCTGGTCTACAAATGAGGATCAACAAAGTGACTGCCTTACTATTTTTGATGAATATCAAAATTTAATAGTTAAAAAAACACCTGAAGAACAAAATCCAAGCTCAAGGTGTAGAGGTGCTATTTCTATTGAGTTTTCTTGTGAAGATTGCGAAAAGATTTCTACTTTTACAATCCTTCAACATAAAGGCTCTACTTATTTAGGATTTAAATAATGACAACAGGATCAATTCAGATTTCAAACGAAAAATACCATGCTGATTCTGCGATCTCAGCATCTATGCAAAAAGTAATGGTATCTCATGGGCCAAGAGCTTATTGGAACTCTTTTCTTAATCCCGAAAGACCAGAACATAAACCAACTTCTGCAATGCTGCTTGGAACATTGACCCATTGTGCGGTTCTTGAGCCTGATGAACTGACAAAAAGGTTTATTGCAGTATCTTCCAGGACAACCAAGAAAGGTAAAGAAGAGGCAAAGGAGGCTGAAGAAAAGGGCATGACTGCTGTTACAGAATCTGATATGGCAAATGCCATCAAGATGAGAGATGCGGTCTTTGCAGAACCTCACGCCAAAAAGTTACTGAGCTTTGGTATTGCAGAAAAATCATACTGGTGGGAAGATACTATATCTGGTTTGACCTGTAAGTGCCGACCTGATTGGTTGAATAAAGAAACTATTGTGGATTTAAAAACCAGCAGATCAGGAGCAAACCCTAGAGACTTTGCAAAGGCTGTTGCCAATTTTTCCTACCATTTGCAAAATGCACACTATCTCAATGGGATTCCATCAGCTAAGAGATTTATCTTTCTTGTAGTTCAGTCTGAATACCCATTCGATGTTGGTTTATGGGAGCTTGATGATGATGCGTTGCAAGAAGGGCAAAAACTGTCTAGAGAAGCTTTAGATAAGATTGCCGAATGTCGCCTGCTTGATGATTGGCCAAGCTGGTGTCAAACAGGAGTTCAATCTTTATCCCTGCCCCGATGGGCATTTTCAACCCCTATAGAATCATGAGTTTTAATGAAGAGCAGAAAAAACTGCTAAATCAAAAAATTAACAAAGACAATGTATCTTACAGACCAGGCGGAGGTGGCCAGAAGTTAGCTTACCTTGAAAGCTGGTACGTTATACAGGAAGCAAACCGTATCTTTGGTTTTGATGGCTGGTCATCGGAAACAATCTATACACTTTGCGTTTCAGATACTAACCCTATTACTTATATTGCCAAAGTAAAAATCACTGTTGGTGATATTGTCAGAGAAGGCACAGGTGCTGGTCATGGTCGCATGGGCAGTATTGGTGAAAAGCATGAATTAGCCATTAAAGAAGCAGAAAGTGATGCAAGAAAACGTGCGCTGATGCAATTTGGAGATCAATTTGGCCTGTCTTTATACGATAAGGACAAGGCATGGTTAAAACCTGATGATAGTAAACCAACTGTCTCAAGTAATAAACCAATAGATAGATCCGAAAGTGATAAGTTCATCAAAGAATGTGAAGCCTTTATTAATAAACCAGGCAACAAAGACAAGCTCGGTTTGTTGAAGAAAAACATTTCAAAACGATATGAAACTAATGCTATTAGTGAAGATCAAAGAGATGGATTACTGACACTTATTCTAGAGAAGGAGGATTCATGAATGAACTAATCACATCAGATCAATTAGCTGAAGAGCTTGGTGTAAAACCTCAAACTGTGCGACTTTGGAGAACCAAAACTCGCAAGGGTCACCCCAGTGGCCCGAAATGGACTGTCATCCTTAATAACACTATTCGGTACAACCGAGTAGACATTGAGGATTGGCAGAACAAAACTAACAACCCTGACTAATTAAATTATCATGTTAAGCATTACAGCCGTTGGCAATCTAGCCTCAGACCCAGTACAGAAGGAAACTTCTCAAGGTACTAAAGTTACTAATTTCAGATTACTTACAGACATACAAGATGTGACTGTTCAAATTGATTGCACTGTATGGGGCAACAGAGGAGATGTTGTCATGGACTATATCAAGAAAGGCAATCAGATTACCGTGACAGGATCTGGCAACCTTAATACTTTTGAGAAAAGAGATGGCAGTGCTGGAGCATCCATTCAGGTAAGAGTGAATGATTTTACATTACCTGTAAAGAGTAGAAACTCAGAAGCAATCCCAGCCTAATTTATAGGGGCATTGAAACTTTATGGTTGCAGTTTCATGTAAGACCCCTTCTTTTTATGAAGCAAAAAATGAAACACCTAAAACAAATGCGTCTATTACATCAAAATAAAAAAGGAGAATGGGGTAAATATGTTGCACCACCTAACTCAACACAATGTTATTGGGTAAAAGCAAGTTCAGCTGAATTATCCCTTGTAAATGGTAAAAGAAGAGGTAAAGCAAATCGAGAGTTAAATGAACGATACGCAAAAATAGAAGAAGAAGTAAAAAACGAATTAGGAGATTTATATGGATGATGAAAAATAAAGACCTGATAAAAAATTATTATGACCAGCTTGCAGAATTACAGAAACAATACTGGTTTGAGAATATGGAAACCAAGGAATATTGTGTAAGATATGATGCTATAAACAAAAGGATAGCGGAACTGGAAAATGAGTGATTCAAAAAAACTTAGGAAGCTAAAAGAAATAAGACGTAAAAACTTAGAAAAAAACTTATTGGATGTCCAGTTAAAAGGACAGGATCATTATGTGTTTATTAATGAAAGGAATAAAGCTCAAGTTGTAAATAAAGATGGAGCATGGGTTACTGAACACATAAGAACATCAATCCTGAAGTTTAATTTTGAAATTGATAAGATTGAAAGATTATTGGTGAAAGATTTTACAAAAGAAGAACTTAAGGAGTACGAAAAAAGCGTTTCATAAATCCTTTTTTATCTTTTCTTACCTGATGTGTAGCAAAAAAAGCCTCAAGCTCTACAAGTCGGCCAAGTAAAGATGCAAGAAATACATCCTGTTTCATTTGATGCCTTACCAGATGAGTGCAATACCGTTTGATGCTGTAGATATCATCAGAGGCAAGAATGTCACGACATCTTTGTTCCACCGATAGCTCTAGCTCTAATGGAGCATTTTCTATTTCGATGTTAAGAAATTTTTTCTTTTTCATTTTACTGGAAATAATTTTGCTTCAAGAAGCTCAACTAATTTGTCGTCAAGGTCATTATCAGTTTTTGCCACTAAGCTTTTACAAAGCGATAATGCTGCTTTACGCAAAGATTCTGACTTGCCGAACTTGATAAATAAATTGATTAGAAACTTGGACATTGTTTTTTTGTGTTACTTTCCAAACATAACAGTATTTGCTAAATTTGGCATATTACTACCCTACTAAGCGGTGGTCATCTCGTTTCTCTACAAGGGTAGTATTAAATTATGGCTGAAGAAAAAGAAGAAAAGGAAGGTATTGAATGGGGTGATCTCTTTGGTCACGCTATCCGATTTCTGATTTTGACTTGGAGTTTATCAATGATGACTTTGGGGTACATGGGCAAGGTAAGGATTGATGGAGCGTTCACGGCTGGACTCGTTAGTGGGGTGCTTGGTAGTTATGGAATTAGTGTAGGACAGAAGAAAAGTGGCATAAGTAACAGCAATGGCCCTAAAATAGTAGATAATAGTAAAAACAAAGTAGGTATTAAATGAAAAAACTGTTTGCTTTACTTCTATTTTTACCATCGGCTGCATTTGCTGATATAAAACAGGAGTTTGTAACCTCTGCACAAATTACTGTAGATATGCCTTATGTTGTTACTAATAAGGTAGGGACTACATATAGTCTTAGCGGAAATAATATTACACCATCTGTAACTGTAGGAGACACCACAACATCAGGAAAAATTGGTGGGATTAATGTTGGTAGCCTCAGTAATGGAGTGCCAGCTATGATACAAACTGACACTACGGTAACGACATCAGGTTCAGCGTTTTCCAAGACAGAATCGGTAATTATGGGAGATGCTACACCATCAGCCGTAACTCCTAGTTCGGGGATTGCAGCATTACCAGTATTAGGTGGTCAGACTACTATTGGATCAGGCGGTACTGCTGGATCTCTTGCTTTAACGTCATTGAGTTCTGGAGTCCATACCTGTACCGCAGGTGGGTCGGGTACATCTTGCATAGGATCCACTAAAGTCACTATTACAATAGATTGAATGATTCTTTCCATAGTATCTGCTCTACTAGCAATTCTGATTTATGGCACTTGTTCTTTTGCGTTATATAAGATTTTCCTTGATAGGGGTAATACTTATATGGATAGACTTCGCAGAAGCCGTGCCAATCGTGCCTCAGTTCCGTACAGGGACTTCTCAGACAAC